CGTTCTCTGGTAGAAGAAACAGGAGTTGGTTTATTATTAGTATCACATCTTAGGAGACCAACAGGAGACTTAGGCCATGAGAATGGTAAGGAGGTTACACTATCACACCTTAGAGGAAGTGCAAGTATCGCACACCTATCTGACAGTGTGATAGCATTGGAGAGAAACCAACAAGCAGATGATGAAGTCATAGCATGCACAACAACAATTCGTATTCTCAAGAACAGATACACTGGAGAGACAGGAGTATGTACGTACTTGCATTATGATAAAAAGTCTGGTAGAATGTCTCAAATAGATAATCCTTTTGAAGATGAATTTAATAATCAAGCACAAGGAGTTTTATAATATGAAGTGTTATAACTGTGGAACAGAATTAATTTGGGGTGGTGACCATGACTGTGAAGAACACGAAGACCATGCTATCGTTACTAATCTTTCTTGTCCTGAATGTGATGCCTTTCATTTAGTGTACTGGGGTCATAAAGAAGAAGAAGAAAGTAAACAGCTTTGGATAGAAGGTTATAAAGATTGGTTACATAAAAAAGAACTTGACACAGATGATAAGATGTGGTATCATTACTGTGATGTCGAAAAAAGTGAAATGGAAATAGGTAAAGGAGAAGAGTGTAGTTGGTGTGGTGCAAATGAAAGTAGTTCTTGATATTGAAACAGATGGATTTAATCCTAGTAAAGTACATTGTATTGTAGCAAAAGATATAAATACAAATGTTGTTACAGTGTTTGACCCATCTACTATGTACAGTTTTAATAACTGGGCAAAGCAAGTAGATAAATTTATTATGCATAATGGATTATCTTTTGATGTTCCGGTTCTTAATAGACTGCTTAATTCAAACATACTACCAGGTGATGTTATTGATACATTAGTTTTATCTCAGTTGTTTAATCCTATACGAGAGAAAGGACATAGCCTAAAAGCATGGGGTGAAAAACTAAACATGTTAAAAGGTGGTGAAGATGTAAACTTTTCTAAGTACGATTACAATATGCTAAAGTATTGTAAACAAGATGTAGAAATAACACATGCTGTTTATAATGAATTAGTAAAAGAAAGCAAAGGTTTTTCTAAGGAGTCTATAGATTTAGAGCATGACATTAGATTAATCATTGACCAACAAGAGAAGAATGGTTTTGCTTTTGATATACAGAAAGCACAAGAGTTACTAGCAAAACTAAAAGATGATATCTATGACTTAGAGCAATGGTCGTTAGAAGAGTTCGAACCTACCATTGTGGAGATGAAGACGAAGACAAAAGAAATACCATTTAACATTGGTTCTCGTCAGCAGATAGCTGATAGATTAATGAAGAGAGGATGGAAACCAAAACAGTTTACTGATAAAGATAATATTATAATTAACGAAGCTGTTTTAAAAACCATTAAAGAGCCAGAGTTAAAATTAATTGCAGAAAGATTTGCAAAATATTTTTTACTGCAGAAGAGAGCAGTAATGGTGGAGTCTTGGATTGAGGCATGTGATGAGAATAATAAAGTTCATGGAAGAGTGATGACACTACGAACTATTACTGGTCGCATGGCACATAACTCACCAAACATGGCACAAGTTCCGGCCACATATTCACCATATGGAAAGGAGTGTAGAAACTTATGGACTGTATCAGACCCAACAAAATATAAATTAGTAGGCACTGATGCTAGTGGTTTAGAGTTACGTTGTCTTGCACATTATCTTAATGATACAAATTATACAGATGAGATATTGAATGGAGATATACACACTAAGAATATGGAGTTAGCAGGAATAAAGAATAGAGACCAGGCCAAGACATTTATATATGCCTTTCTCTATGGTGCTGGTGCAGAAAAGATAGGTAAGATAGTAGGAGCTGGAAAGGAGCAAGGCAATATGTTAATTAAAAGATTCTTGTCTAACCTACCTTCTCTAAAAAGATTGCGTGAGCAAGTAGAAACTGCTGGTAGAAGAGGAAGAATATTAGCTATAGATGGAAGATACTTAAAAGTTAGAAGTGCACATTCAGCATTAAATACTCTTCTACAAGGAGCCGGTGCTATTATTTGTAAACATTGGTTACTACATATCATAAAAAGAGTTTACAATAAAAAGCTTGATGTTAAGTTAGTGGCATCTGTTCATGACGAATACCAATTCGAAGTAGCAAACAAAGATGTGGGAGAGTTTTGTAGCATCACAAAGATTGCTATTAAAGAAACTGAAAAGACATTGAAGTTAAGATGTCCTCTTGATAACGATTACAAAGTAGGAGTAACATGGACAGAGACACATTAGAACCAAAGATAGAAGATAGAAAAAAGTTTGATTTAGATTTGAAGTATGGTAAAGTAAAAGAAAAAATTATTGCTGACATGCTACAAGATAAGAAGATAGAAGTAAAGTCTGAAAGAGGTATGTGGTTAGATACTGGTAACATAGCGATTGAATTTGAAAGCTATGGTAAACCTAGTGGGATTGCATCCACTGAATCAGATTACTGGTTTCATAATCTTTGCATAGGAGAGGAGATATATGGGACACTGGTATTTAAAACTGATATGTTAAAGAAGATTATAAAGAACACACCTAATAAAAGAGAAGTATCTGGTGGTGATAACAAGGCTTCTAAAATGTATTTAATGAATATACAGAAATTATTTAATGTAGATATTATTAAAAAATCAATAGGAGATATTAATGACTGAAGAAGTTTGGAAAAAAATTACAATACCAATGTTTTTTAGAGGTTATGAAATAAGTAACAAAGGAAACATAAGAACTAATTGGAAAAAACATGCGAATCAATACAAGAGAGAACAACAAGAAACTTGGAGAGAGCATAAATCATATCCATATCATAAAGGAGGTAAGAGGTTGAGTGGTGTTGTTAAACAATATATGCAAACAAAATTAAATATTAGTATTAAAGAATTAGAGAAACAAACATACCATGAATACTACAGAAAACATAAGTATGTTACATCAATTTCTTATGATGTACATAGATTAGTAGGATTACATCACATAGAATTAAAACCAAGTAATATAAAAGGTTTAAATATGACAGATGAAGAATGGAAAAATGTTCCTGACGTATTAAAAAATTTTATAAGAGACTGTATAACAGTTAATCATAAGGATAATAATAGTTTAAATAATGATGTCTCTAATTTAGAGTTTTGTACACAAAAGTATAATACTCATCACTACTATAAAGAACATTTTACAGAAGATAAAAGAAAAGAAAGTTCAAGAAAAACAATTTTAGGAATGAAACTAAAAAAAAGTGTTGACAGTGATGCACAAAATGTGCTATAATATAATTTTAATAACCAAAAAAGGAGAATACACGTATGAGTGTAATTAGTGGAACTGCTTATTGGGCAAGCATAACAAGTCCAAACACAACATTTGATGCAGATGGTACATGGAGTATTGATGTAGGTAATCTGGATGCAGACAACAAGGCTCTCGCAGAAAAAGATGGTCTTGCTATAAAGAATAAAGGTGATGACAGAGGAGACTTTGTTAGCATCAAAAGAAACGTCAAAAGAAAAGATGGTAACTTAAATAGTGCACCGGAAGTTCTTGATGCTCAGAAGAGAACCATGATGAATACATTAGTTGGTAATGGTTCTAAAGTAAATGTACTATACACCACATATGAGTGGAAGTTTAAAGGTAGAGCAGGTGTTTCTGCTGACCTTAAAAAAGTACAGGTTGTAGACTTAGTTCCTTATCAGGGTGATGCAGATGATGCATTTGATGTAGTACCTGATGGATACTCTGCTGAGTCAGACGAAAAAATTCCTTTTGCCTCTTAATTAAAAGGATAGTGGGAGACTGTTTAGCTTGGCAGTCTCTCACGTTTTATTTATGAAAAAAATAGATACTATAGTAGAAGATATATACAGTTTATTCGAAAAAAAGAATGAAGAACTAACTGAAAAAGAAGTAGATAAATGTATAGATGACTTTGCTAATTCGGTTAAGATACATGTAAAAGATTTTTTAAAGCAGATGCCTCATGAAAAGTCAAGATTAAGACTATCAACAATAGGTAAACCAGATAGACAGCTATGGTATGATTTTAAAAATACAGAGATAGTTCCTATACCTCCTAGCACTAGAATTAAATTCTTGTATGGATATATATTAGAAGAATTATTAATTATGCTTGCCTCTATTGCAGGACATAAAGTTTCACAGCAACAGAAACAAGTTAAACTAGAAGGAGTTGTAGGACACCAGGACTGTATGATTGATGGCACATTAGTTGATTGTAAGAGTGCATCCGGTAGAGGCTTTACTAAATTTAAATATAATAACTTATCCAGTGATGACCCATTCGGTTACATATCACAGATATCAGCATATGCAGAGGCCAATGGTGTTGATGAGGCTGGGTTTTTAGTTATTAATAAATCAACAGGAGAAATATGTTATACCAAAGTACATTCGTTGGAGATGATAAATGCTAAGAAGAGAATACAACATCTTAAAAAAGTTGTGTCATCTACCAATATACCTGATAAATGTTATTCTGATATTCCTGATGGCAAGTCTGGTAATTATAAGCTTGACGTTGGTTGTATCTACTGTCATTATAAGCATGATTGTTGGAGTGATGCTAATGATGGTAAAGGACTTCGTGCTTTTCAGTATTCAACCGGTAAGAGATATCTTACTAAAGTTGAGAAAGAACCAAACGTAGACGAAGTTAAATGAACAAAGAATCTTTTGTTTATCTTTGGTATGACTCAAGAAGTAAAATGTTTTATTTAGGTAAACATAAAGGAACACCTGATGATGGGTATACTCATTCTTCTAAGAGGTGGCAACAATTTAAAAGTGATAGTGTGCCACAAGGAGTTAGAAGAAGAATTATTGCTTGGGGTATAGATGAGGATATGTATGAATTAGAAACTAAACTTTTGTTAAATAGAAAAGAAAAATGTTGGAGTAGATATTATAATGTTAATATTGGTGGTAATTTTAGTGCAGACTATAATGACCCAAAATATAAAGAAATGATGCGTAAATGTAATTATGATAATCCAGAAGTAAAAAAGAAAAAAAGTAAATTTCATAGTGCAATACACAAAGACCCAGAATATCAAAGAAAAATGAGAGAAAATAATTATAATAATTTAGAAGTAAAAGAAAGAATTAGACAAAAAGTTTCAGGAGAAAAGAATGGATTTGCTGGATTACCTAGAAAAATAACTTTCAATAATGGTGAAATAAAAGTAGTAAAAAATTTAACACAGTTTGCCAGAGAAAATAATTATTGTACTTCACACCTTCATCATTTAGAAAAAGGTTGGAAGATACAAGGAGGTAAAAAAGTTAGAATATTAAAATGTAAGGATATAATTAAAGTAGAAGAAGTTTAATGAAAAAAGAACATGACATAATACAAATTGAAAATGCTTTTTATTCTGAACCTTACAATTCAGAGAAGAGATTATTTATTGCTGTGATATTACAAGCATTGTTAGACGTATCTAAAAAACCTATCACAACATATGATAAAGTAAATAGACAAAAAGCAGAGGCATGGTTCTTTGCAGATGTAGGAGTAACATGTGAAAATTTTGAGACAGTATGCGATATGGCCGGAGTAGATTCAAATAAAACCAGGTCATTTGCATACAAAGTTATTAATACAAAAAACAACAAGTATTTAAGAAATAGAATTAGGAGTGTGTTAAGAGGCGAAGATGAGTAAGGATAAAAAAGACTTGACATATGAACAGAACTTTGATAAACTATATGCTGATATGATATATTATGAGGAGCAAGCAAAAATGGGAATGATGGATGAAGCAATAAAAGAAACTGTTAAAGATACAGGTTTTAAAAAGACAGACATAAAAAAGAAAGCAATACAAGCTACATTAAAACAAGTAGGTGGTAGTCATTACAAAGATTGTAAGATACAACCTGTGGAATACATTGTAGGTAATGACTTAACTTTTCTTGAAGGTAATATAATTAAATATGTTACAAGACATAGAAGAAAAGGTGAAGGCAAAAAAGATATTGAAAAAGTAATACACTATGCAGAAATGATTTTAGAAATGGAGTATAAGGATGAATAATTTAAATGCAAAACAAGAAGCATTTTGTCAACATTATGCAGTTAGTCATAATGCTACACAAGCTGCACGTGAGGCAGGATATTCACAAAATTCTTCATATAATCAAGGCTCTAGATTGTTAAAGGTATCAGAAGTTATGAATAGAGTTAAAAATATTGAAGATAACAATAAAAATGAAAATATTAATTTTAGTATTGTAGACGAATATATATATCAATATCAAGCATGTAAAAGAAATGGTCATTCTAATAGTGCTTTGAAAGCTTTAGAAAAAATTGAAAAATTTAAAACCAGTGAGTCAGAAAGAATTAAATATTTAATAGAAAATAATAAGTTATATGAGCAACAAATTATAGATTTACAAAAAGAAAATATAGATTTAAAAGATATGAAAGGGTTAGATGTTAAAAAAGGTTGGTTATATATAATAAGTAGAGAAGGTCTTATTAAGATAGGAAAAACAACTAATTTAAAAAAGAGAATACAATCTCATAAATCACAGTCTGTGGGATTATTATTTAAATTTTTAAATGCATATATTGTAGATGATTTTCACAATATGGAACGTGAGTTAATTAAAATATTTAATAATACAGAAACATCAGTAAAAAAAGAAAGTGAGTGGTATCAAATAGAAGAAACAAAAGCTTTAAATTTATTTGAAGAATCTATAAAAATAATACATACTAAAAATATAAATAATATTTTAAAAGAATTAAATGGAGTACAAAGATGAATAACTATTTACCAACCGAATACCAAAGTTTTATACACCTATCTAGATATTCTAGGTGGCTACCTGAAGAAGGTAGAAGAGAGACATGGATAGAAACAGTAACAAGATTAACAAACTTTATGCAGTATCATTTAAAGAAAAATTTAAATGTAGAAATAGAAAGTGAGACATGGAGAAAGATAGAAGATTATATTACTGGCCTTTCTGTGATGCCTTCTATGAGAGCATTAATGACTGCAGGCACAGCATTAGAAAGAGAAAACATTGCTGGATATAATTGTTCTTATATTCCTATTGATAATCCAAAAGCATTTGATGAAATACTTTATATCTTAATGAATGGTACAGGTGTAGGTTTTTCTGTTGAGAGAGAAAATGTAAACAAACTTCCTACTATACCAGACAGAGAATTTGAAAAGACAGATGATGTTGTAGCTGTTGCTGATTCTAAAGAAGGATGGGCAAGAGGATTTAAAGATTTAATATCTTATCTATATACAAATAGAATACCAAAAATAGATGTAACTAAAATAAGACCTGCTGGACAAAGATTAAAAACATTTGGTGGTAGAGCTAGTGGGCCTCAACCTTTAATTAATTTATTTGATTTTGTTATTGAAAAGTTTAAAGGTGCTAGAGGTAGAAAATTAAACACTATGGAGTGTCACGATATTGCGTGTAAGACTGGTGAAGTTGTTGTTGTAGGTGGTGTGCGTAGGTCTGCTCTTATATCTTTGAGTAATTTATCAGACCAAAGATTAAGAGTTGCAAAGTCTGGTGCCTGGTGGGATACAAATCCTGAAAGAGCATTAGCAAATAACTCTGTTGTATATACTGAAAAGCCTGATGCAGGTATTTTTATGAAGGAGTGGTTGGCCTTATATGAAAGTAAGTCTGGCGAAAGAGGTATATTCAACAGAGTATCAGCACAAGAAAAAGCTAGAGAGAATGGTAGACGTAATGGTGACCATCCTTTTGGTACTAATCCTTGTAGTGAAATAATACTAAGACCTAATCAGTTTTGTAATCTTACAGAGGTAGTTGTAAGACCTATGGATACTGAAGCTACACTACATGATAAAATAGAAGTGGCTACAATACTAGGTACAATACAAGCTACACTTACAGACTTTGGATATCTAAGAAAGAGATGGCAACAGAACACAGAAGAAGAAAGATTATTAGGTGTATCTCTTACAGGTATTATGGATAATTCTATTATCAATAGACAAAGAGCAAAACTACCAGAGATATTACAAAGCATGAGAAACAAAGCTGTCGTAACAAATAAAGAGTGGGCAGATAAATTAGGTATACCACAATCAACAGCTATCACATGTGTCAAACCTTCTGGTACAGTTAGTCAATTAGTTGACTCTGCTAGTGGTATTCATGCTAGACATAATCCTTATTATATTCGTACAGTTAGAGGTGATAATAAAGACCCACTAACAGAGTTTATGAAAGAACAAGGTATACCAAATGAACCAGATGTAATGAAGCCTGACCATACTACAGTGTTTTCTTTTCCTATGCGTTGTTCTGATACTGCTGTGTATAGAAATGATATGGCAGCAATCGAGCAGTTAGAGATATGGAAGTGTTATGCACAACATTGGTGTGAACATAAACCATCTGTAACTATATCTGTAAAAGAAAATGAGTGGGTGAATGTAGGTAATTGGTGTTGGGATAATTTTGATTATCTTTCTGGTGTATCTTTCTTACCTTTTTCAGACCATACATATCAGCAAGCACCTTATCAAGATATAGATAAAGAGCAGTATACTTCTTTACAATCTAAGATGCCTGAAAAAATTGATTGGACTAAACTACAGGACTTTGAAAAAGAAGATAACACAAGAGGTTCACAAGAGTTGGCATGTACTGCAGGTTCATGTGAGTTAGTAGATAT